GAAAAAGACAGCACTTCGTCCACTACGGATACATACCGGGCTTTGGATTTTACTACTTCGGTCTCATCCACCTTATTGGGGGACACAGTAAGGCTGCCACCTCACTCCTTCGTCAGCTCGTGGACGCGGGAACCCTCTCTAACTTACCGGGAGGTCTCAAATCTAGAGGACTGCGGATTAAGGGAGACGATACTCCCATTGCTCCGGGCGAATTCCGAGACGTAGACATCCCAAGCGGTGCGATCCGCGACAACATCCTGCCGCTGCCGTACAAAGAGCCGTCGCAGACGCTCTCGATGCTCCTCGACAAAATCATTGAGGAAGGCCGTCGCTTTGCGGCGGTGTCGGATCTCAAGATCGGCGACATGTCGAATCAGGCTCCGGTCGGCACGACGCTCGCCATCTTGGAGCGCGTTCTCAAAGTAATGTCGGCTGTTCAGGCCCGCATCTACTACGCGATGAAGCAGGAGTTCAAACTCCTTGCAGCGATCATTCGGGATAACACGCCGGATGAGTACAGCTACGAGCCGGAGATTGGCAATCGTCGAGCGAAGAAGGCTGATTACGATGATGTGGATGTCATCCCGGTCAGTGATCCGAACGCGGCCACAATGTCGCAGAAGGTTGTGCAGTATCAGGCTGTCATTCAGCTAGCTCAGTCTGCTCCGCAGCTCTACAACCTCCCGCTTCTGCATCGTCAGATGATCGAGGTGTTGGGCGTCAAAAATGCGGAGAAGCTGGTTCCGATGCCGGACGATCAGACGCCTCGCGACCCCGTCACCGAAAACATGGATGCACTGACAGGTAAGCCGTTGAAGGCGTTTATGTATCAGGATCACGAGGCACACATCGCGGTGCACATGGCCTTGGGACAAGATCCGAAGATGGCGCAGATGATCGGGCAGAATCCGATGGCGCAGCAGATCACGGCATCGCTGCAGGCTCACATCATGGAGCACATCGCGTTCCAGTATCGCAGAGACATCGAGAAACAACTGGGTGCGGCGCTTCCGCCGTTGCCGCAGGACGAGAACGAGGACTACGACCTGCCACCGGAGATCGAGGCGCAGTTGGCTCCGTTGGTGGCTGCGGCTGCGAACCGACTACTGCAGAAGGATCAGGCAGAGGCTCAGATGCAGCAGGCCATGCAGCAGGCTCAAGACCCGCTCGTGCAGATGCAGATGATGGACCTGCAGATCAAGCAGATGGAGGCTCAGACCAAGCAGATGAAAGCGCAGATGGACGCGCAGATTCAGCAGGCGGAGCTGGCTCGCAAGCAGCAGAAGGACCTCCTCGACGCGGCGGCACAAGAAGATGCCAACCGGCTTCGCGAGGCGGAGATCTCTGGGCGGCAGCAGCTTGAGGCGGCACGACTCGGGGTGGACATCGAGAAAGACAAAGCGGCTCGCTCTGCTCAGCAGGAGATGGAGGGGCTACGAGTCGGTGTGGATATCGCTAAGAGCAAAGAGAAGTCGCTCATTGAGCGCGTCAAGAGTGTTCAACCTAAAGGTGGCCGATGAGTTATTCAAACGCTCTGGAGTACCTTGACTCAAAACTCAAGGACGAGCGCACGTTGATTGTTGAGAACCTGATTCAGGGAAAACTTGATGAGGGTGAATACAAAAGGTTATGCGGGGCGTTACAGGGTCTCGACCTCGCTATAAACCACATTAAAGACCTTGCAAAACGTATAGAGGAAGAATGAGTAGCATCGACATTACTAAAACGCAGGAAGAGGCGGCAAAAGCCAAACTACTGCCGGACCCCAAAGGCTATCGAATCTTGTGCGCCATCCCGCACGTAGATGAGGAGTTTGAAGGGGGAATCATCAAAGCCGAGAACACTGTCCGTACCGAAGAGCTGACCACGGTCGTCCTATTCGTCATCAAGATGGGAGACCTCTGCTACAAGGATCAGGACCGGTTCCCGACTGGCCCGTGGTGTAAGGAAGGGGACTTCGTGTTGGTGCGCCCCTACTCTGGAACCCGGGTGGTTATCCACGGACGTGAGTTCCGCATCATCAACGACGACACGGTGGAAGCGGTGGTCGAAGACCCCCGTGGAATCCGCAGAGCTTGAGGTAATCCCACATGGCTGTAGAGCGAGAAACATTTAAATTTCCTGATGAGCTGGAGGCAGAAAAAGCCCAAGCAAATCAAGAAGTTAGCGACGAGCTAGACATTCAAATCGAAGACGATACTCCAAAGGAAGACCGGGGTAAGGCCCCGATGCCCAAAGACATCGTCGAAGATTTGGAAAACGACGACCTGAACGAGTATTCCGAAAAGGTAAGAGAGCGTCTCCGCCAGATGAAAAAGGTCTGGCACGACGAGCGCCGTGAAAAGGAGCGGGCGCAGCGGGAGCGTGAAGAAGCCTTACGGTTTGCTCAGCTTCGGGAACAGGAGAACAAACAGCTCAAGCAGCGTATTGGCAATAACGAACGCACGATTGTCCAAGAAGCTGAGAAGGCCGCTAATAACGAGTTAAGTGCTGCTAAAGAGCGGCTGCGACAAGCTTACGATACTGGCGACTCGACGAGGATTACAGAAGCTCAAGAAGCTCTGACGGATGCCAAACTGAAGATTCAGAGCATCGCCCGGGTCAAACCGACTTTACAAATTCAAGAAGAGAGTGTAGAAGAGAATCAACAGGTTCCGGCGTACCAGCCACAATCTGAGCCAGTCTCTGACCCAAAAGCGGAGGCATGGCGAAGAAAGAACGGGTGGTTTGGTGCCGACGATGAGATGACCGCTCTCGCGCTGGGCCTGCACGAAAAACTGGTCAAATCGGGCGTTGATCCTCGTTCCGACGAGTATTACCGCAAGATAGATGAGACTATGAGGAAGCGTTTCCCTGAGTCTTTTGAAGACGCGGAGGAACAACCTCAAACGAGACAGGCCCAAAAGCCCGCTCGCAATAAACCAGCTACTGTTGTAGCACCAGCTACGCGGGGAACTGCGCCGCGACAGGTCCGCCTGTCACCGTCTCAAGTCGCAATTGCCAAAAAATTGGGGCTGAGTAACGAACAGTACGCACGTGAACTGATCAGACTGGGAGATGACAATGGCTGAAAATAGAATCGCTCGTGAACTCGAAAACCGAGAAGGCACTAAGCGCAAACAACAATGGACCCCGCCCCAAACGCTTCCTGAACCGGAGCCGCAAGAGGGTTGGGTGTTTCGTTGGATTCGGACTTCGATTATGGGTCAAGCAGACCCCTCTAATACGTCTGCAAAGTTTCGGGAAGGTTGGGAGCCTGTAAAGGCCGAAGACCAGCCCAAGTTGATGATGCAAGGCGATCCAAACTCCCGATTTAAAGGGAATATTGAGATCGGCGGGTTGTTGCTCTGTAAGGCTCCGGCTGAACTTATGAAGCAGCGTGATGACTATTACGCGATGCAAGCAAAGGCTCAGATCCAGTCTGTAGACAACAACTTTATGAGGCTGAACGACGAGCGTATGCCGCTCTTTAACGAGAGAAAGACGACGGTCTCGTTTGGCAAGGGTAAATAATTTTCTTTTTGGAGTGACAAATGGCATATCCTACTGTTGACAAGCCGTATGGCTTGAAGCCGGTCAATTTGATCGGTGGGCAGGTGTTTGCCGGTTCAACTCGCCAACGTCGTATTGCTTCCAGTGCGTCAAGCATTGGTTACGGCGATCCGGTCGAGTTTGATACCGATGGCACCGTGAAAGTAACGACGGCTACGACGACGGCTCCCACTGGCGGTTTTGCTGGTGTGTTCTTGGGTTGTAACTTCGTATCTTCTGTGACGGGTCAACCGACCTACTCGCAGGCTTGGATTTCGGGTACTGCGGTCAAGGCTGGTACGTACATTGTTGCGTACGTGGCTGATGATCCGGACACCCTGTTCAAGGCTGTTGGCGTGACGGCTTCGCTCGTGGTTTCGACCACGACGGGTTTCACGTATTCAAGCGTTGGTTTGAACGTGGCTCTTGTGGCGAACACCTTGAACACGACGACGAACGACTCTCAGCAGGGTCTGGAAGTCGGTTCGGCTGCGGTCACGCGCTCGCTGCCGATGCGTATCATTGATGTTGTCGAAGACACGGCGTTTGTGTCGAGTGGTACCGTTTATTACCCCGAGGTAATCGTGAAGTTTAACGCTCCGTATCTGACGAGCGTTTCGCTGATCGTTGGTGGACACTCTTACTACAACCCGCTCGGCGTTTAATAGGAGTTCTAAGACATGGCTATTTCACGTGCACAATTACTCAAAGAGCTCCTTCCGGGCTTGAATGCCCTGTTCGGTCTTGAGTACAAGTCCTATGGTGAGGAACACAAGGAGATTTACGAGACTGAGACTTCCGAGCGTTCCTTTGAAGAAGAGACGAAGCTGAGCGGATTCTCCGCTGCTCCGGTGAAAGCCGAAGGTTCAGCGATTGCGTATGACAACGCGCAGGAAGCTTGGACGGCTCGTTACAACCACGAGACCATCGCTCTCGGCTTCTCCATCACGGAAGAAGCGGTTGAAGACAACCTGTACGACTCGCTCAGCAAGCGTTATACGAAGGCTCTTGCTCGCGCTATGGCGTACACGAAGCAGGTCAAGGCGGCCTCGGTCCTTAACAATGGCTTCTCCTCGTCCTACGTGGGCGGTGACGGACAACCGTTGTTCTCGGCCTCGCATCCGCTTGTTTCGGGTGGTACCAACAGCAACCGTCTGACGGCCTCGGATCTCAACGAAACCTCGTTGGAAGCTGCGGTTATTCAGATCGCTGGTTGGACCGACGAACGTGGTCTCTTGATCGCGGCGAAGCCCAACAAGCTCATCGTTCCCCCGGCTTTGATGTTCACTGCCAAGCGCCTCCTCGACACGGAACTCCGTGTTGCGACCGCTGACAACGACATCAACGCTCTCAAGGCGATGGGTTCGATTCCGGGTGGTTACACCGTGAACCACTACCTGACCGATACGAACGCTTGGTTCTTGACGACCGACGTTCCGAACGGCATGAAGTACTTCGTTCGTACCCCGCTGCAAAACAGCATGGACGGCGATTTCGACACCGGCAACGTCCGGTACAAGAGCCGCGAGCGTTATAGCTTCGGCTTTTCGGACCCGCTGGGCATGTTTGGTTCGCCGGGCGCGTCCTGATAGCTTTCTCCCTAGAGGGCTAGTGATTGGGGGGTTACAAGTAGCGATGCTTGTAGCCCCTCTTTTTTGATGGTATACAGTCGTTATCGGGAAAAAACCGTTTACCAGACAGACCCGACTGACGACATGCAGACTGGTAAACACAACTCGCATGTGAGGTTTTGAAATGGCACGTACAACTTTCTCCGGCCCGGTGAAGTCTGATAATGGCTTTGAGGGCAATTTTGTTTCTGGCACGATCAGCAGCGCATCGGCCAACATCACGGTCCTGACAGCCGCTTCTGGCACCGTTACGAACCTTCTTTGCACGACCCTGACGATTGGCAGCACGGTGCTGACCACCGGTTCGGTGTCGGGCACGGTATCGGTTCAGGCAGGTCGCATCCCGGTTGTCATCGGCAGCACCACGCTTTACATCGGTCTGTACGCCAGTCTCGTCCCGTAAGGATTTCGTAGGGGGGCGTTAGCCCCCTTTACCCATTACAGGAGAGGAAGATGGCAATGCAAACAGATGTCTTAGCTAGTAAGGTCCGCACTGATGCAGGTCAGTTGTTGGACCAGAATAGCCTCGTTATTGGCCGTGCCCGTGTAAAGGCGATCTACATCGTTCCTGATTCGGGTGCTGGCACCGTTACGTTTATCGACGGCGGCGCAAGCGGCGCTACCAAAATTGTTGTTAACACTAAGGCAAGTTCGACTTCGGCGGATTACATCCTGATGCCGGGCGAGGGTTTGCTTTTTCAGAACAACATTTACATCGTCCCGTCAGCCGTGATTTCGACGATGGTGATTTATGGCTAAAACCCCCGCTTGGCAGCGGAAAGAAGGAAAGTCTCCGTCCGGCGGTTTAAATGCCAAAGGCCGTGCTTCTTATAACCGTGCCAATCCCGGCAAGCCGGGTCTGAAGGCTCCACAGCCTGAAGGCGGGCCTCGCAAGAAGTCGTTCTGCGCGAGAATGTCTGGAATGAAAAAGAAGCTTACTAGCGCCAAAACGGCAAACGACCCTAACAGTCGGATCAATAAATCCTTACGGGCATGGAAGTGTTAAGTCATGGAAATGCTCATCTGGAATATGGTCCTGACTGGGATCGTGGCGATATTGGGTTTTGTGGTTAAAGAAAAGTTTGCCGAGCTACAAAGGCTCGGCATTCTGCTAAATAGGACTCGTGAAGAGGTGGCACGTGACCACATCACACGGGCGGAAGTACGAGAGGACATGAGGCAGTTGATTGATCGACTGGAGAAAATGGACCAGAAGATTGATCAACTGATAGCTAAAAATGCCAAGTAAGTCCGGTAAACAGCATCGTTTGATGGCCTTGGTCGCTAACGATCCCAAAGCGGCTAAGCGTCTGGGCATCCCGTCGAAAGTCGGGAAAGAGTTCATGAAGGCCGACAAGGGCCGCAAATTCAAAGGTAAATCCAAATGAAAGAGTCCAAGGCGATGATGAAAAAGGAAGTGTCCTTCATGAAGAAGAAAGGCGCTCCGAAGTCGATGATCAAGCACGAGATGAGCGAGATGGCTGATAAGGCCGGTCGCGCCATGAAGAACCGTACGGCTGACAAGATGGGTCGTGCGATGGTCAAGAACAAGAAAATGGCCGGTGGCGGTATGGCTTATTCGGACGGTGGTTCTGTCTATCGCAAGGGCGCTGATGGCGTCGCCAGCAAGGGCAAGACCAAAGGCAAGATGGTCAAGATGATGATGGGCGGAGTTTGCAAATGAGTAGTGGCCCAAAAACTCGCGGATCGTATGGTCCGACCAGTCCTCGTGGTCAGGCTGCGGCTCAGAAGCAGACTGCCGCTATTCAAGCCGTCAAAGATCAAGACATGGCTAAGAAGATGCGCGAGGCCTACGAGAACTTTCAGAAGAGTCCGGAAGCCGACACTATCGGCATGAAGCATGGCGGCAACGTTAAAAAGATGGCTAAGGGCGGAATGCCAGACCTAACGGGTGACGGCAAGATTACTCGCGCTGACGTTTTGAAGGGCCGAGGAGTCTTTAAAAAGGGTGGCGCTGTTAAGTCTTCAGCTTCTAAGCGAGCTGACGGCATCGCCGTTCGCGGTAAAACCCGAGGCAAAATGGTGTAATCATGGCTTCAAAGAGAATGACTGACGAAGAGCGGTACGGCAAAGTTGGTGCGGAAATCCGCCGACTTGATCCGGAGGCTTACAAGAATCGTCCTAAGACGATGGAAGGCAATTTAAAGTTGCTGGAGCAGTTGCGTGGCCGGTCGGCAGAAACGCCTGCGCGTCAATTAACTCCGGACGAGTTCATGTCGCCTACGAGCCGCCGTGTGATGAGCGACACCTCAATGCCTTCTTCGCGAGGGCCTTCTACTCGTGGTGGTCGCCGTGCGTCGGCAGAAGAGACCGAAGCCAGCAATCGCCGGATTGGCGAGCAGGTGACGGCTAAGCGGGCCAGCGCAGCGATTTCTCGGACTTCCCGTAGCGGTGAGCTGCCGAGCGACCGTGCTTCGGGCTACCGCAGTCAGGCTGAGCAGACGGGCATGTCCGCTGAAGAGCGAGCTGGTAAGGCTCGTGGCTATGCCAAAGACATCGCTATGACGGCGGGTGCGGCTAAGCTTGGGTCCGCTGCTGGATCTGCATATGGCAGGACATCTGGCGCGTTCCGTAAGAGTGCTGACGATGCTTCTGAATCAGCCGGTCGTAGCTTGGCTCGCAAAGACCTTCCTTCGTTCTCTGAGCGTTATCGTGCCCGGGAATCTGCGGCAGCGTCGCGTGAAAAGTCGCCCAAGCGTATGCGGGAGAAGGTCGAGAAGATGCTCGACGATAAGTTGGCGGCGGATATGGCGGGGGGATACAAGAAGGGCGGCTCAGTTCGCTCATCCGCTTCACGTCGCGCTGACGGCATCGCACTTCGTGGCAAGACCCGAGGGAAGTACGTCTAATGCTCCCCTCCCGAGGCATGGGCGCGATTGCTAAAAACAAAGTCCCTAGGGCCAAGCGCCGTGGGGATAGCAAGCCTGTGATCGGGACGGT